ATATTATTGACACAGATGATTATAAACTTAGAGTCACAAAGACTTGGGTTGCTGCCACATCAGTATGGCATATACAAATACAAAGTCAAAGTATATTTGACAATCGCTTTGAAATGTTTCTGGATCATGATCAACTCAAAGCATTTAAGGACGCACTATGAAATTGAACGAACAAACAGAAAAAGAACTTACGCTTACAGAAGAAAAGATTCGCTTCTTTAAAATGATTAATGGCTTACTTGCTGGTGGCTTCTTTGTAGGCTGCGCTCTAGCAATTTACAAAATAGTAGGATTGTTCTTCTAATGTCACAGGGTAAAGCCAATGCTTGGGGTGAAAAGATTGTTGAAGGCAAGTTAATAGGCCGACACAATGTCGTAGTGCCACCTGAAGAAGTAGAAGATTTAGCCGCATTAGGCTGCACCAATGTTGATATAGCAAACTGGTTTGGTGTCACAGAACAAGCAATAAGATATAACTTCAGCGAAAATCTCACAAAGGGCCGTGAAACGCTGAAGATCAGTTTACGCAGAGCAATGCTTAAGAATGCCTGTGTTAACTTAAATGCCGCTGTACAGATCTTCTTAGCAAAGAACATGTTGGGCATGAGCGACAATGGTATGACCACAGACAACAGTAAAGTTCTACCATTTACAGATGATGAAGATGATAAACCAACAGAAGAACAGTTGGATGATATGCGTGATGAACTTAAAGAACTAGATGCCATTAAGTAAAGCACAAAGACTTATAGCAGATGCTCCATTTAGATTCCGTGTTGCAGTATGTGGTCGTAGATTCGGCAAAACACATTTGGCAATCCGTGAATTAGCAAAATATGCCAGACAACCAGACCAGCGTGTTTGGTATGTCGCTCCAACTTACCGTATGGCGAAACAAATTGTATGGAAGAAGTTAAAGAAAAAACTTCTCGGTATCAATTGGGTTAAAAAAGTAAATGAGCAAGATCTCACCTTGGAGTTAGTTAATGGTAGTGAAATAAGTTTAAGAGGTGCTGACAACTATGATTCATTACGAGGAGTTGGATTAAACTTTATTGTCATAGATGAAGCCGCTGACATTGACAGTGAAGCTTGGTATGAAGTGTTACGCCCTACTCTAGCAGACACAGGAGGACATGCATTGTTCTTAGGCACACCCAAAGGTATGAATTGGTTCAAAGACATCTATGACAATCATACAACAAGAACAAACTGGATGAGTTTTCAATTTACTACCATTGATGGTGGCAATGTTCCTGAGGATGAAGTCCTACAAGCCCGTGAAGACTTAGATGCTAGAACATTCAGTCAAGAGTTTCTTGCTACATTTGAAAACTTCTCAGGTATTATTGCTTATGCATTTGGTCAGCATAACATAGTACGAGCAGAAGAAGTCAATGCTAATGAACAATTGATCTTAGGCACTGACTTCAATGTAAGCCCAATGTCATGCACAGTTATGCGACGCACTAAGACTGGCTTACATTGTATAGATGAAATTGTTCTTAACAGTAGTAATACTAATGAACTAATTGATGAGATCCGTAATAGATATCCAAAGAATCCTATACAGATATTTCCTGACCCTGCTGGCGTTCAACGCAAGACATCAGCAAATGGCAACACAGACATTAAGTTATTAGAGAACGCAGGCTTTACTGTGCGTTATCATAGACAGCATCCTTTAGTTAAAGACAGGATCAATGCTGCCAATAGTTTATTCTTCTTGCGTGATGATAAATCAACTAGGTTCTATATAGATCCTAAGTGTAAGCATACAATAAAAAGTCTTCAACAATTCTGTTATAAAGAAGACAGCCAGATACCAGACAAGGATTCAGGGTTTGATCACATGTTTGACGCACTAACATACGCTATTCAATTCTTATTCCCTATCAACAAAGAAGTTGAAAGAGTTGCTCCGAGAGCATTCGGTCATCAACTTGCATAAATACATTACTAATATTGGAGCCTAAAATATGGCAGAACTACAGACATTTCAAAATGCCTATCTACAGGCAACCAGTGGCAACACAACCTACAGTCGTAATCAACTACGCTGGAAGTTTCTACTTGATTCATTCACTGGCGGACAAGCCTATCGTGAAGGTGCTTACCTACAACGCTATGCCTTAGAAAATGACACACAATACGCAGTTAGATTAAACAATACGCCTTTAGACAATCAAGTGAGAAGTCTAATTAGCTTATACACAAGTTTCTTATTTAGAACAGAACCTCAGCGTGAGTTTGGTAGTTTAGAAAATAACTTTACTATTGAAGACATTATAGAAGATGCAGACTTAGATGGACGCAATATGAATGCGTTTATGAAAGATGTGGCACAATGGGCCAGTGTATTTGGACATGTATGGATTGCAGTTGCCAAGCCTGATGTCGGTGCAATCACTATGGCAGATGAACAGGCAATGAATGCTCGTCCTTACTTGTCAATGTATAATCCACTAGCAGTCACAGACTGGCGTTGGGCCCGTCAGTCTAATGGCGGTTATCAATTAGAATATATCAAGTATGTTGAAGAAGTCAACGGCACTGAAACCGTGGTCAAAGAATGGACCTATGACACAATCACAACTTATAAAGTAGACACGCAACAAGAGCGTGTATTAGATATGACTGTAGAAACAAATGGCCTAGGTTATCTACCATTCGTCTGTGCTTATGCAGAACGCAGTCCTGTTAGAGGATTAGGTAATAGTTTAGTAGATGACATTGCTGATCAACAAAGAATGATCTACAATGAGCTGTCTGAAGTTTATGACAGCATTAGATTAGACACACACCCGTCATTAGTAGCCACAGCTGGTACTAATGCACAAGGTGCGGCTGCAGGACAAGTCATCACAATGGAAGAGAATCTTGATCCAAACTTAAAGCCATATGTTTTACAGTTTGAAGGCGGACAGATAGATAAGATTTATGCTTCAATCAACAACAGAAAAAAGATGATTGACAGTATGGGTAATGTTGGTGCAGTTCGTGCCACAGAAACTCGTGAGATGAGTGGCATTGCTATTGAAACAGAATTCCAATTGTTAAACGCAAGACTATCAAGCATTGCAGATAACTTAGAACTTGCTGAAGAACAAATATGGCAGATCATCTATACCTATATGGGCTATACTTGGGATGGCAGTATTGACTATCCAGATAACTTTGCATTACATAACACTGACAATGAACTAGATCAATATGCTAAGATTAAAGCATTATCAAGTCTTCCTGAAGTTCAAACAGCCATAGACAAGCGTGTAGCAGAAATGTTAGACATTGATTCTGTATATGAAGCCAGTGAAGAAATGATGCATCCTGAAACCACAGCAGAAGATAGAAGTCAGCATATACAAGAAATGGTCATGGAAGGTTATGAGGATGATGAAATATTAGACATACATCCAGAAATAACACAGCAAGATATCTTAACTGCCAAGCAACAACTATTAAACTTAAATGGCTGAAACATATAGACCTACAGCCGCAATGGCAAGTGCAGCTCGGCGAGGATTGAAACTGCGAGCAGAAAGTCCAGCAAGTCGTCGTGGCGGCACAGCAGTGGGCATGGCTCGTGCTAGGCAATTTAGTCAACGAGAAAGTGTTAGTTTGGACATAGTTAAACGCACATTTAGTTTTCTAAGTCGTGCAAAGGTATATTACAAGCCAGGAGAGAATACTCCAGGCACACAGGCTTATCTATTATGGGGCGGACCTGCTGGTTTAACCTGGGCTAGAAATATCCTAGACAATATTGAATAATTTTATATAAATACAATACGAGCAAAATTATTTGCTCACAAACTTAACTCTAGAAAGAGGCGCAGATACAATGACTGACCAAAACATTGGCAACACCGAAGTTACTGATACTTCCACAGATAACAATCAGGCAACAGAAAAGACTTTTACGCAGGCTGAAGTAAATGCTATTCTAGCAAAGACAAAAAGTCAACTAGAAAAGAAATATACCAGCAAGTATGAAGAACTTGGAGATCCAGATCAACTACGAGAAATCGTTAGTCAGCATCAAAAGATTCAACAAGAGCAACAACTCAAGCGTGGAGAGTTTGATCGTGTAATCCAAGAATTAGCAGCCAAGAAGGATGCAGAAATTCAAAAGAGGGATAGAGTAATAGAAAGTTTCAAAGTAGAAACTCCTATTGTAGATGCCGCGGCTCGTTATCGTGCCGTAAACCCTGAACAAGTTAAAGCGTTGATTCGTAATCAAGTTAGACTTAGTCCGGAAGGCGATGTTGAAGTATTAGATGACAAGGGTCTTGTTCGCTATGATGACAGCGGTAAACCCGTAAGTGTAGATAGTTTTGTTCAGTCATGGCTGCAAAGCAATCCACATTTTGTGTCGGCAGCACCTGCGACAACTAATACTAGAAGCAATGTCAGTGGCAATACTGCAAAGAAAGTTGATATGACAAAACTGGATATGAAAAATCCTGAGCACAGAAAAATCTACGCTGATTATAGAAAAACAGCGGGATTAGCCTAATTTTATAAAGGAATTTTATTATGGCCGGTTCAACAACCACAACACTAAACGACTTGTTACCTGAAATTATTCAGGAAGCAATGTTCGTTGCATCAGAGCGCAGTATCATGCGTGGTCTTGTAAAGAATTACACTTTGGCTCCAGGTCAAGGTAAAAATGTAAATGTTCCAATTTACCCAATCCAAACTGCTAAAGTAGTTACAGAAGGTAATGAAGTAGATAACGACGCAGTTTCTACAGGTACAGCACAATTGACAGTTCAGCCTGTTGCTATCCGCACATTGCTAACTGACTTAGCTCGCACTTCAGCCGCTAGTAATGTTGTTGCTGACTTGGGACGCTTATTTGGAGAGGCTGTAGCCCGAAAAATTGACCAAGACTTAACAAGTTTGTTCTACACTTTTGCCGCAGGTAATGGTGACTGGACAGCCGCACTAAGTGCCGCTGACATTTTCAAGTCTGTAGCACAATTGAAAGCAGACGCTGTTCCTACTGAAGGTATGGTCTGCGTAGTTCATCCTAAGATTGCGTATGATTTGAAGGCTGCTTTGACAACTCAAGGTAACACTCCTTTCACAGCAGGTGCATACAGTGAAGTTTCTAACGAAGCTATGCGTATGGGCTATGTCGGTATGTTGGCTGGTATTCCAGTCTATGAAACATCTAACATTGCTCTTAAGGCAGGCGGACAAGCTGGCGAATATGCTG